TTTCCATATGTTCATCAAGTCGTTAGGATTTGATAAATTGTGTTCACAGATACTAACTTCAATAATGAAATTATTATTCACATAGTAATACCATCGTGTCTGAGCAATCTGCTCAATTTTATTTACATATTTCAAATATTTGTCAATAGTTGTAGATTTCATTTTGTTTCACCTCTTTAAAATACAGGCTTGTATGTATTGATAATCGGCTTAATTCCATGTTCTGCAAAATAACTCAAGATAACATCATATTGTTTTCTGTCACAAGATGCATATTTTGTTCTTTGTATAAAAACAGAGTCTGTTTTAACATCTTCCCAGAATAGTTTTTGAGGAACATCTAACCATCCGTTATAAATAATTACATCGTTATACAAATATGTATAATAATCTTTGTTTTTGTTATCTGGTTTGAATGTCATTTTTACAGCATCTGTATGTTGTGCATATTTACTATCTTCACAACTTTTGAATATTGCCTTTGTGTTTTGCACACCTCCCCAAGCTCCCATTCTAATAATTGTAATCTTCTGACCATTTACAAGGTTAGCATCTGCGAATTGCTGTTGCATTCCGTCTGGCTCTGTTAATATTCTATACATAACATTTTTAAGATTGTAACTCTCAATAACTCTAACAATGCTAACTGAAAATTTAAAATTATTATCAGTAATCCATTTTACAATTGCTTTTTTATAGTCTGCAAAATGTACAGTCTGCCATGTACCAATCCAATCATTTTTGACGATAATGTCAGCACTGACATCTTCAAGCTTATCAGCAAGCTTCTTATATTCAAAATATTCTTCGTCAGATATGCCTATATCACCTCTGTAGTCATCAACAATCTTTGTTGAGTCATCAATCAAATATACATATCTTGCGTAACCATAGCCCTGCGCATCAATAACCATTTTAAGTTTATTGTCGCAATACACCGCAACACAACCTACAGAATAGAATTCTACGCTTTCTTTCTCTTCTGTGGTCATCTGGCGATAATCCTCTCGACCATTAATGCGGTTATCATCTGTATTTGTGCCACCTGTGTTGGCAATGAATGTAAAATCTGACAAAAGCATTTTACTAAACAATTCATAGTCATCAAAATTGAAATGTACTTCTTTTGATACTTTACAAATGTGCCTTGTGTATTCCTTTTCGGTTTCGTAATCTGCTATATTGTTTAATTTGCTTGTACCTGTATCAACACAATTCAAAATAGTATAATCAACCGTTTTAATCTCTGCGTTCTTTTCAATTCTGTGAATTTTCTTCTGTCGTTCTGCTTCTGCTTTTTTATACTCCGCCTGCCTGATTTTATATTCTTCAACACCTTTTTTAATTCGTTCTTCTTCCTGCTTCTTTTGTTCGGCATCAAACTCTGATTTTTTTACAAGAAAATCTGTTTCAAGCTCTGTTTCGTTCGGTTTACATTCACGCTGATTATAGTTGTAATTTACAATGTCATTTTTATAAACGCCGTAAAAATTGACATCAAAATAATCTGTCATGCTGTCGCTGTTGTCATAATTCCAGCTCTGCGCATATGTATAAGCATAATTAGCAATAGCCTTCAAAGCCTCTGAATTCCGTGAAAATGGGCTTTCAAGCAATTTAACACAAATACTGTTATAATCACTCGTAACCGACCATTTGCACATTGAAAATCTATTCCGTAAATGTTTACGAATATTGGCAGCAATTTCTTTTGTATTCGTTATGCGGGTTTTCCCGTAATTATCTTCAATTCCTTCTGTGCGTGTTAAAGACCATAAGTCAATGTTAGTTTCTGTTTTTGGCTTATACTCAAAACTACCTTCCGATTCTGAAATTTGATTAGCAAGAGCAACCGTTTCATCGTTTTGCTTTGCATACCAGATTTTCTGTTTTCCACTCCAACGAAATCCCGCTTCTTTAATGGCAGTAATAATATCTGTATTCGGTTTAGTGTCAAAGCGTAATTCAATGCCGTTCTTCTCTGTATTTAATGTAATGTTTAACATAATGTTACCTCCTTAATATCAATGAAATATTAGTTTTATTACCATTTAATGTTTCCGACTTTGATATAACTGTTTTCATACATCATTTCAGCAGTGTCAGATACCTTTATATTTTCCAAAGTGCAACGCTCGGACTCTACCTGCTCGAATTGCTCCCGCAAGCCCTCACCAAAAGCAATAGCACATCTTTTATTTACAACTTCCTTTTTATCTCCCAGATATTTCGTCCGATGTCCTTTTGCGTGATACTTCACAACAAACATTTTGATTATTCCTCCTCGATAATTTCTAACCCCTGCATTCCCACTCCCATTCCGCTTCTCTAAACTTCTTCATAAACTCATCAAAAGAAAGATTTTTCCAGTCATTGATTGTTTTCTTCTTCCATCTACATTTTGCTCTGTTGAATTTGAAAGCCGTCAAGCCAGATGTTCCGAAGGATACAAAGCAACTGCTCGATATATCCATATCCTCTTTGTATATGCTATTCTTTAACCTTTCTCTATACCTTTCGTAGTTTTGTTTTAGGATTTCAATATCTCTGTTGTTCATATTTTCACCCCTTACTGTTCATACACATTGTACTTCAAAATTGCATTTCCTCTAACCTGATTATCAAGGATTTTTCCGTTGTAGTTATAATACTTGCCTTTTACGGGTTCATAACCAGCAAGCCAAGGGCAAGGGCATTTCTTGAAATAGTCCTTCTTTTTCCAGTAGACATCACCGTATGGATTCTGCCTGTAGTAGTCATCCTCGATTTTCTGCCAGTCTGCAAGAATTTTCCTCTCCTGCTCGGTTAAATCCCTTTCGCCTCTCTCATAGATGGTCAAGGATTTTCCGTCATATTCAATTAACTTTGCTGGAGGAAAATCCAAACTGCTGGTCAATCCATCGGCGGTTTCAAGCATAATTTCTACAGTATTTACAGATTGAATCGCTCTGATTCCTCTGTATCTTTCCGGGATTTCTTCTCCTGTTTTTCCATAGCGTTCCACCATTTCAAGTTTGATTTTTCCGCTTGCTGCATCTCGTTTAAAATCTGCAAGTGTTTTCATTTCATTTTCTCCTTTACTTACTGTAAATTAGTTTGTCGGCTGCTCCGATAAATTCCACCACGGCTTCTCCGCCGATGAGATAATTTCCGCTTTTATTGTAAATATATTCTCTGAATGCTTCCGTGCAAGCATTCACCCTCTGCCACTGATTTTTATTTTCCACAAGCCATTTGATAATAGCTATTTTCAATTCCTTTGACATTTTATTTTTCCTCCAATACATAGCCCTGATGGCAATATCCTGTTACTTCCGATAGATAGTCCGATATTTCGTCCTCGGCTGTCATTCCTTCAGGTATATTAATTTCTGTCGGTAATTCTCCGTCATCATCATAATCGGTATCCCATAATATGTTTGTTGCTTTTAACATTGTTTTACCTCCTTAAAATTCTTCTTTTATATGTACTTTCTGCGTGTCTAAACTGACAGTAATATCAGGTTTGATTGTATTAAATATAAGTCCTTGCTCTTTACAAAATTCAAAACATTTGTTATAAATATAAACTTCATCAAGTTCAATTTCGTCATTGGTTTCTGATTCATCGTAGTAGTCATTTAAAATCCTATCTGCCAACTTAGAAATCTGATTTATTGTAATAGAATCATTAAACTCGAAACTCATCTGGTTAAGCGTGCCACAATCACAATCCCATTTTTCAAAACAAATAATTTTACTCATTTACAACACCTCATTCTTTTGTTTGCACCAAAAGCAATAATCACCACAGTCATACACAAAACGAACAACATTACCTCTTTTGTGAGACACAATGCCGTTGATGTCACATGGATATTCCCAAGTGTTGTAGTTATGAAACCTCTCTTGCATAATACAAGCAATTAGAGCTTGCTTTGCCGATAGTGCAAATGTGTGTTTGTTTACTGTACCATCGTTCAATATCTTGTAAACATCTGTCATATTCATTCCTCCGTATCTAATGAATCTTCATACTCATCAAGAACCTCAGATACTGCTCTTTCTACAACATAACATCTTACTATGCCATCTGCATATGCCGGTTGTCCTGTCAATGTCTGTTCAAAATCTAAACCAAACACATTCACTGCCTTGAATAGCAAATCAAAATTGTGACACAAATGTTCTTCGGCTGTCCAATTTTCAATGTCTGCGAACTTTTTATTTGCTTGCACTAACAAAGGATTCATATATTCAGTTAGTACCCCATTACCAATTATCTCTTCTTTTTCGTCTCTGCTTATGTATTCCAGAATTTTTATATTATCTCTAATATAACTTCTGACATTTTCTTTAACTGCTTCGACATAATTGTATTTCTCCATAGATGTCTCCTTACAACAAAA